CCAACCCAGTCTAACGATGCCTATGTGCCCGCCATCAGACAAGCTGCATTTAACCTCGATATATTGCGACGCATCAGTCGCGATGATAAAATCCTCGGTACAATTAAAGTCACTTGACTCACAGGCCATGACCCCTCCGGGGCCATCACCTCCTGACAGATTGGGCCTCGCATACCACTGGGCATCACTTGCGTTGCCATAAGACTTTATGTGAAGTTGGTATAAAGTAGAAAAAACCGGCCCGAGTACTTGTATGTCTACATAAGAATCATCTATATCTGTGTAGTTATAGAAAAAGTTTCTATGGTCCACATAATCATCAGAATGGGTAAATTCTTCAATCGCGGATATGGTGTCACTGTATACCGCAAATATGCAAAGGTCGTCTCCGTTGTACCACCCTCGATAGGCGCTGCTCCAGGTTGGCTCGGTTGTGGAATTGATTATCTCCGTAGCGGTTATTTCGGTGCCGGATGTTACCGCCGAATAGTCAATGTATATATAGTAAAAATCAGAAGCGTCCGGTGATCCACCAGCAATCTGCTCAGTTATCTGTGTGTCCCACCACGCCCATTTATCCTTTACTAGATACGATCCGTCATCTAGGTAAATCTCATCGTCGTCCTTCCAGGTAAACTGTGCGCGAAAGTGCTCGACCATCCTGCCGCCGGCAATCACCGGAACAGAAACCCCTGCTGATTCCGGCGCGAACCAGAACGCCGTGGCCGAGTTAAACTCTCTGGCATACAGTGCTCCTTGGTTAGCTGCGGTTGTGGGAAGCGCTGATTCCGTTACGACCGGGGCCTCAACCATTTCCGGCTCGTCATTGGCGTTTGCCTTTATAAGGTTGACATATCCGTCATCGGCGGCGTTGCGCCCCTGGAAATAGGTGTCGTTGGTGGCGATTCTGATTCCGCTTGTCGCTGTGAAATACGTGGTGGCCGTACCTTCCCCGGTAATTGACAACGGCACCTTCAAATCAAGCCCGGTGCTGTCAAGCACCGCCCTTTCGGTTCCCCCGGTGTCAAACCTGAGCTTGTCCTCGTCGGCGCTTTCCTCGGCCTGTATCTTGGTGTCGGCATCGGCATCCTGGACCACGGTGGCGTCGACGGACTTCCTCCAGGTCGTTGCGTTGCTGTCCGGGATCAGGGTGAGGGTAAAGTTCTGGGTATTGATCTCAACCGTGGTGGCGCCGTCGATGGTCTGGGTGGAATAGGGGTCGACCGTAATGGTCCCGCTCCCGACGTTCTTGATCGTTATCGGCCGCTCGAAGTTGTCCACGGTTTCCAGCGACAGCGTGAACGTGCCGTTGGCCAGGATCACGTCGTCGTCGGGCGTGATGGTGTAGGCGCCGTTCTTGGTCGCCACCGTGAACGTGTTGGCCTGGATCTTCACGTTGTCCCAGGTGTACTCGGTGTTGCCGGCGATGTCCTTGACGACGACCTTGTAAATGCCGTCGCCGTATAGCTGCGCCGAGCCGTCCGAGCCCAGCGTGTACGACGTGTAGGCGTTGGTTTTTTCCTTCTCGGTCCAGACGTTTTTGGCCGTGGTGGTTCCGGCTGCGTAAAAATACACGGTGCCGGCGTTCATCGGCGTGTCGTCGTCCGGGTCCCTTACACCGTCTAAGATCGACTCGATCTGAATCGCCCGGGTGCCGGCGTGTCCGAGAACCGGCAGCATCAGCGCGATCAGCAAAATTGCCAGAAACTTTTTCATACTATCCCTCGTCTATGCGGTAAGCACGCTTGCCCTGTATGATCGGCACGTCCACGGCCTCCATGGCCAGCGCGGCGTTGATCCGGATGATGTCGTTGTAGGCTTCCTGGGCCAGGGCGGCCACCATGGGGTCTCTCAGGCCGCCGTACTCCGGGGCGATGTGGACCGCCAGACCGAACTTGATCGCGGCGTCGTACTCCCCGGGAAACGTGACGTCGCCGCCCAGCGTGGTCGGGTCGGTCAGAGGCTTTTCGCTCCACAGGTGCAGGGTGCCGCCCCCGGGCGGGTACAGGTAGATCGTGCCCACGGAGTAGCCCGGCAGGTACATGAGCTTGTGGGGGTAGGACATGCCCAGGTCCTTTTGCTGCAGCCTGGCGTACTCGTCCAGTCCGATGATGTCCAGCGGCCGGTCCAGGCCGCCTCCTGCAACGTAAGCGCTTCTGATTCTTACCGGGCGGGTGGTGTTTATGGTGGCGCCGGAGCCGATGGTGTAACTCTCGGTGCCGGCGGTCAGGGCGTGGGTGTCTTCTGTCGCGGCGAAAACGAACAGACCCTTGGCGCTCCACTGCCGGAGCATGATCCTCATGGCCTCCAGCCCGTTGTTGCGTTCCGTGGTGCCCGGGGTCTCGCCCGGGTCGACCGCGCCGATCACCCTCAACGCGGCGTCGATTAACTCCTGGGCCGTCAGATCAGCCATGATATGTCGCTCCCGTTATCGGACTTCGATAATCGGACTGTCGCTTCGCTCCACGGCATGCCGCAGCTCGTCTGCGATGCGGATCGCATCAACCTTGTTTACCATGAGCTGCATGTTGACCGGCGTGCCGTCCGGGCCCTGCGCTTGGGTCTTGAGAAAAATCAGTCCGTCGTTGGTGTAGCCCACTTGGAATCTTAGATCCATACCTCTCTGGTCTCCCATTGCTCGGGGTTCTGAGACCGCCTCTCGATTTCCTTGATGGTCTCGTCGTAGTTCATTTTTATGCTTTGGGCCAGCAGCACCATGCGCCCCCGATGCTTGGGAGCGTCCTGGTAGAGGTGCCAGATCGCCTTAACCAGCATCTCCTTGGTGGCCTGCGGAGGAAACTCCACGCCAAACTCCCCCCGGGCGTATATGATAAGCTGCCGGGGGGTGAAGTCCTCCAGGTCGTGAAAAAAGTTTTTAAGCGACGGCACGGCCGTTATGAACTCCTGGGGCGGGTGCCAGCCCTGCTTGGCGGCCACGGCGTCTTCGTCGGTATCGTTTACGATTATAGGCTCGTAAAGGTCGTGATACCGCCATGCCGGGTAGCTTTTCTGCCCTTTGCCGTCGATGTTGAGAAAAAATATCCCGCCTTTTTTCTTGTCCGGCTTGTCGTCCATAAGACCTTTAAAGCAGGGGCCCGGAGGGCCCCTCTGCTTGGTTATCGGTTATCAGCCCTCTGCGCCGGTAATCCGGCAGGCCAGTTCGGGGTAGATCGTCTTGACACCGTAGAGAATGTCGAGACGGATCACCTCGTCGTCGATGTCGATGTCGTAGTCCTTGACCACGCGGATTGAGAACCCGGAGTCGCTTGCCCGGGCACCCCAGACGTTGCTGGGCATTGCCAGCGGCACCATGACCAGGGCAAAGGCGTTTTTGTGAAACGCCAGGTTCTGAGGATACGGTTCCCCCTGGGTGCCCACGACCGTTACCGCAGCGCCCTGGGCCGGGAACGTGTCCACGGTCTTGTAGGGTCCGGTTGCAATCAGCGCCGGCTCGACATAGACCGTCACGGCGTTGCCGGAAGTGGTCTCCGTCGCCGCACAGCTTGCGTCCGCGGTCACGACGAATTGCCGCAGGGCTCCGGTTGAATCACCGGATACCGGGTTCACGGCGTAGCAGCCGGCGATCGTGAACACGTCGCCCTGCTTGAGCACCTGGCTGTCGGCCACGCGAAAATCCATCAGTATCAGAGTCTTCTTGTCGGTATTTTCGACATTGGCGGTGCCGGTGGTCGGTATGCCGGTGTCGCCGGAAAGGCCCAGCAGGATCGCCGCGGTGGATCCGGTGCTGTGGAAATCGCCGGTGGTGTGGGTCTTGATGTTCTGGTCCATGTAAATTTCCATGTTGGCGATCGTAGACAGGTAGCCTTTCTTCAAGGCACCCTTGGACACGTCGGTCACGAACATGTTTTTGAACGCATTGGCCAGGGACCAGTTGGCCGCAGGGTTGAGCACGATGCAGCGCTGATCCTGCGGGACCGCGCCCTCATCGAGCTTCTGGCCGGCCTTGCCGAGCACCATGAACGAGTGCGGGGTCACGAACCCGGTGGACTCGTGAACCTCTTGAAACACGTCCTTGTACAGTGCGCACAGGTCGGAGTCGACCTCGTTGGCAAGCTGCATGGTGGCCGGCTTGATGTATTTCTCGGAGTATTTGCTGATCGAAAGCGTGAGGTCGGCAGAATTGAACGCCCACGAAATGTGGGCCTGCTTGTCGACCGACAGCGTGATCGACCGCTCCGAGATCGCTGAGGTTGATCGGGTGCGCCCGGTCGTGACCTTGAATCTGACCGGCTTCTGAATCGAAATGCTTTCGCCTTTCTTGTAGCCGTTCACGTTGCCGGGGAACTCGTCCTCGTAGGCTCTGTGGACTCGGGCGCCCATTACCAAATTGTTGCGCAGCAGCATGAGCGCCTCTTTGGCGATCACGTCTGCGGTGAGTAGCGTATGTGTCGAACCCATGGCTCAAACTCCTAACCGCCACCTTCCGCTCGCCACGCTTCGTACTCGGCCTGGCTCATCTTGGCCGGGTCTTTCGTGACCACGGCTGACGATCCCGTGGGTCGTACCGGCGGCGGTGCGTTGGTGACTTTCTTTTTCGGTTTTTCCGGTTTGGTCCCCACGGTTGCGGGACCCTGCTCGATTGCTTGTGCCACTTTAGCCTCGACTTTGGTAAGCGCCCTGATGGCTCCTTCCCGGCTCATGTTGGAAATCGAAGCGCACTCGCTCCGGTTCTTGCCAAGATAGTACGCGATGTCGGCAGGATTATCGAGGTCCTTCATAATGCCGAGCATTTCCTGTGTGATCGGCACCGTATTGGCTAAGGCCACGTCTTCAAAGTCCTCATACTTGGACCGGCCCTCGTCGATGGTTTCGGTGATAAACGACTTAAGCTCCTGCTCCGAGGCGCTGCTGGTCGCTTTTTCACGGTATCGGCGCAGCTCGTCGTTTACGGCTCGCTGCGTTTTGTAATCGTTGAGGGCCTTCTCGTATTCCTCGTAAGAATCGAAATCCTCCTCTTTCGGCGCTACTGCGTCGGTTTCCGGTATCTCGGGCAGGCTGACGGCCCGGGCCTGTTTTTCGAGCTGCCGCTGCAAATACATCTGGCGGCGCTCCAGCTTTTCAATGCGCTTCTGGTACTCGGCCTCGATCTTTCCCAGCCGGTCCAGCTCCTCTTCTCCGGGCTCCGGCGGCTCGTCCACCGTTTCCTCGGGCGTTTCCTCTGCCACCTCGTCGGGCGGCGTTTCATCGACTTCCGTGCTCTCGAAAGTCTCCTCCGTGGTTTCCGTGCCTGGCGGCACCTCTCCGGTCACTTCCGGGTCCTGCAATTCGTTTTCCATCGCTACGGTCTCCTTAAAAAGGGGTGTGCTACAGTTATTCCTGTTCCCTGTTCTGGTCCAGAAACTCACGGCCGGCGCCGGCCGTTTGTTCCATGGCCGTCCTGTCCTCGGACTCCACGGCTCTAACTACGTTGTCGAGAAGTTCGTAGGCCCTTTTGTAAAGCTCAATGTAATGTCGTCCCATTTTAGATGTCCTCCAGCCATTGCGTTGTCGGTTCGCCCAACAGCTCTGCGGTCTTTCCGGACAACGACCGGCACAGCCGGCTTACCGGCCGTGTGGCGATCTCGGTCCATTTCCACAGGTGGGCTATGTGATTTTTGTTGCATTTGATGTCGGTGGGCTTCAATATCTTCGAGTACCAGTTGCCCGAGCTGTCCATCGGGCACCCGGCCAGCACGATCTTGAGATAACCGATGCTGACACCGATCTTGAGGCCCAGGTTGGCGGTGGTGCCATTCCAGCCGGATTGCCCGTTGCGGTGCCAGCGCACGTGAAAGCCCTTTGAGAACGGGTTCCAGCAGTGCTTGAGCACGGTGTCCGGCAGAGACTTCGCAATGGCCTGCATGTCCTCCATGTGGCTGTCGCCGGCAATAAAGTGCTGAATCGGCCACGGGATCACCTTGTAGCTGTAGTTGATCGCCATGGTGTCCCACGGTATCGTGCAGATCTCGACAAAACGAGCCAGGTCGTCGAGCACGCCGGCACCGTCTCCCACGATCAGCAGCACGTCCCTTTCGGGCTGCGGCCTCAGGCTGTAGGGGTCGTCGATGCGCGGGTGCGTCCACCAGCGTTCATTGTCGATTTTAGTCGGTTCGATTGTACTGATAAAGCCCATGTAATCCAGTCCCTGCTTGGTTCTCCCAGTATGGTTTTGGTGTGCCCGGACAGCGACTTAACCGTCCAGGCACTAGGCCATTTTACAAACTCCAGCCAGGCCACGATGTCGGTGTACTGCCAGTTCGGGCCCGAGCACTCCGGGCCGTAATACCAGTGACCACTCTGATCCATCGGACACCCAGCCAAGACAATAACCTTGTAGCCCATCGCCATCGCTATAAGGACACCAAACAGCGCCGTCGATCCGTGCCAGCGTACGTCCTCGGCCGGAATGTCCAAATCGTCGCTGTCCCAGCATGCGTCGAACCATTGCACGTCTCCCAGGGTGTGTTTTACCGGGTCGCCCTTGTCCGGATGGTTTCGGGTCAGGTTTTCGATCACCCACTTGCCGGCGTCGGCGTCCACGTCGACATAATGATTCACGTGAAACGGGTACTTCTTGATGCTCCGGCCGATGCACATCGAGTCGTGCGGTATGCACCAGCCCAGAAACCGGTCCAGATCGCCGGGCAGGGTGCTGCCGTCGCCCATGATCAGCAAAAGATCGCTATGCGGCTCGACTTTTCGAGCCTGCCTGACCAGCTTCATCTCGATCATTTACGGTCCTTACGGCTTCCTTTTCCTTGATCGCGGCCTCGGCTTCCGCCTGTGCCAGCTCGGCCTCCTTGATCTTGACCTCGATTTTTTCCTGGGCCAGCTTGGCCTCGGCGGTCTCGACCTCGACTTCGGCCTTGCTTTCGGCCAGCACGGCCATTTTATCCGGCGGCTCGGGCTCACCCCTGACCTGTGCCGGCACCATGCGCTTCAAGCGCTCCGCGATGTCCTCGCTGCCGGGCCAGTCCGAGTTCCTGACGTACAGGTCGGCGGTGGCCGGCGCGGCCTGCGGGTACATCTGGTACAGCTCGACCATGCCGTCTCTGCCCTCCTGCCGCTGGGTCTGGTAGCTGGGCCCGGTGGACACGATCACGTCGTACTTGCCGACGGTGACGTCGAAGACCTTGCTCATCTGGGCCGTTTTTTCCTGGTCCTGCTGCATGGGGGCGTTCAAGGTCACGTACTCGTGGCTGCCGTCCTCGTTCATGATGCGCTCGACGCGCTCGGCGTCGTAGATGTGCGGTATAAGATCCAGTATGACCTTGCCGGTGTGCCGGATCGCCCAGCGCTGGTGCAGGCTGTAGCTGTGCTGGCCCAGGCTGCCCAGCTCGGCCCTACGGCTGACGGCCTTGCCGGACCTTTCGTTTGATTTCTCCCCCAGCGTGGCCTCGGGCATCGCCGTGGTGTCGTTCAGCTCGGCGTCGGCTATGAGCACGTGCTGCTGGATCGCCTGAGACGCGAGCTGGGGCACCTGCCGCTGCGGCCAGGACCCGGCCATTTTCTGGTCCGGGTTGATAAGCAGGTACGGAAAGTTGCGCTTGTGGCTCTGCTGCCAGGCTTTTTCGTGGCTTTGGATCATCTGCGGCGTCAGAATGAATGGGGCTCGCGGAGCGAGCGCGGTCGTCTCGGCATCCATGCTCCTAAAATAGTTGTAGAGCCGTTGAGAATCCTTTGCGTGCCGCACCGCTCCGCGATACCGGGTCTCGTTTTCAATGTTCAGTTCCTTGCCCAGGCACGGTATGATCGGTATGTACCGGCCAGGGCGCTCGATCGGTCCCTCGATGACCTGGGCGCCGTTGATCCTGCGCCACTCAATCTTGTAGGTGTCGACCTCGCGCTCCTTGATCACGGTATATTCCTTGTCCTCGGGCAGCTCGTAGCCGGTCACGGACTCGGGCTCGCCCTCGACCTGGTACAGGTACAAAGTCTTTTTGACCGGCACTTTTTTCCAGTACTCCGCGATCCTCACGCTGTCGGACTTGATCCACTTGGCGGTGGCGTCGTTGCTGCGAGCGCTGTCCCAGTTGATCGGAAACTTGTCGCCGTACTGCTCCTCGTACTGGTCCTTGGTCAGGATCTCGTCGACGAAACAAAACCGGCCGTCGGACTTGTCGAACTTCTGGGCGGTGGGGTCGAAATGCACGGAAAACTGGTTTTTGATGCGGTTGATCCTAATCACCTGGTCAAACGTGTCGTCATCGGCGTACTCGGTATCCACGCGCCAGGCACCGAGTCCGCAGGTGGCCGCGGCCCGGCCACCGGTGTCATAGGCCACGTCGGCATCGCTCTGGACCTCGATGTTTCTGATAAGCCCAGCCAGTATCCGGGCGGTCTCGGGGTCGGACTTGCTGTCCACGGGTATGATCTTGATCGCCGGGCGGGTCTGCTCCATCTCGCCGGTGATGCGGTCGATGAACTTCGGCAGCTTGTTGATTCTAAGACACGGCCGTCCGTCGAGCTGGCGCGACAGCTTTATGTCCTGGGGCCATTGCTCGCAGTCGACGAACTGCAGATCCTCGATCATTTTCTC